TTGTGATGCTTCGATCTGAGCAGTAACAATAGCTTGTGCTTCGTCTTTAGTCTTAAGAGCACCATCTACTTTACTAATCCAGTCATCACCGTGATGATTATCACCTACAACCCATACTTCACCAGCGTGACCTCTTAGGTAAAAATGCTTTCTCTCTTCGTGAGTAAAAAAGTTTTTGCCCCAGTTAGTCGCTGTACAGTATTTATATGCCATAGTTGCTTCCTCCTTTTGCTTGTTTATAAATCATAATTAACTACTTGTCACCGTTTTATTTAAAAAGTCGCTAGCTGACCATTCTTCAGTAGCGTTTGTCGTAGTTGGGCTTAACGCTGGAGAAGATCCTCCTGCTACCCATCCTGAATTAATTGTTCCTGAAGAACCCATTGCATCTCTAGCAGTTGATAAATCGTTAACTTCTGTCCAAGAAGTGCCATTCCAAAGCTCTGTTTTTCCTGATAGTGGAGAAGTTCCACCTGCTATGTATACAGAATTTTGACTAGTTCTTCCTCCCCAACCATTTTCTGCTCTCGCTGTGTTTAAAGCTGCCACTTCAGTCCAAGATGATCCATCATATGTACAAGTTAATGTAGATGCATCAGATGGTGAATAACCACCATATCCAATTCCTGCAGTAACAGTTCCACCACTAGCTTGGTTATATCCTACTTGAGGGTAATTTCCACCGCTTGTCCAAGAAGATCCGTCCCACTCAGAAACTGTATTTATACCATTAGGATTTCTTCCAGTTAGTAACAAAGAAGCAGTTTGAATGCCTGTTAAACTAGCTCTTTCTATTGAATAAGGTAAGTTTGGACCTTCTGTCCAAGATGAACCATCAAAATTTTCAACGTCGTTACTATAAGGTGATCTACCTACAGTCATTGCTGCAGTTTGTAATCCAGTTGTAGCAGCATCTGCTGCAGCAGATGAAACATCTGCTACTTCTGTCCAAGAGCTACCATCATAACTTTCAACATTTGCTTTGTTTGGACTTGCTCTACCAACCATTAACCCAGCAGTTTGAATACCTGCTCCACCTTGAATTCTGTAACCAGCAGTATTTAAGTTACCACCAGATGCCCAAGTTCCTGATCCAGCGCCTGATGCTATATTTTTAAATTTTCCTTCTGAAGAGTTATAGTAAAAATCTCCAATGATTGGGTCACTTGGATCTGTTTCACGGGTTTGAACTTGAAACCCTTTTATACCTTTATAGTTGGACATCGCTATTACTGTTGAGGTATATCCACCTGCTGCCCATCCAGTTGATCCAGTTCCACCAGAAGCTAGCTCGTGTCTAGCACTGCCCATATCATTTACTTCAGTCCAAGCAGATCCATTCCAAGCTTCAGTTGCTGCAGTATTTCCTGGAGCTGGAGTTAATCCACCTCCTACTAATCCATCTGTAGTTGTTCCCATACCAGCGCCTCTACTTCTTTGAGTGTTCATTTCAGCTACCTCAGTCCAAGAAGTTCCATTCCAACTTTCTACAGTTGTAGTAGCTGGAGGATTACCTTGTGCCGCTATAGCAGCTGTTGATGTTCCAAAATAAGAGGGTGATTGTTTTTGTGCGTTTAAAGCATTAACTTCAGTCCAAGCAGATCCATTCCATAATTCAGTAAGTACTCCTGGTCCTGGGTTTCCACTAAAAGCTAAAGCAGCAGTTGATGAAGAACCAGCTCCGCCTAATTGTTTTCTTCCAGTATTTATTTCAGCAGTTTCTGTCCAGTTAGTGCCGTCGTAAGCATCTGATTCAGAACTTACTCCAGAATTAGATGGATCAGTTCCACCAAACACTATTCCAGAAGTTTGAGGTGAGTTGCGAGAAGATGCCAAAGCAAAGTGTGATGTTGGCATATCATTAACTTCTGACCACGCCGTTCCATTATATTCTTCAACATTAGTTGTAGTTGGAGGTGGTTTATTACCACCAGCATATACACCTGCTGTTAAAGTTCCAAAACCTGCACCTTGTCTTTTAGCTGTATTTAAATCTCCACCAGATGACCATGATCCTGCATAAGGATTATCTGCCAATGCTTGTGCATATGGTGCTGGATCTTCTGTACGGGTTTGAACTTGAAACCCTTTTATACCTTTATATTCAGACATCGCTATTATTTATCCTTTAATAGCCAACCTTGAGTTGAATCTACATAAACCAATGTAAAACCTGCTCTCTCGGTTGACACTGTTAAATCTGCTGCAGAACCCTGTATATTGTGTGAGTTTCTTCCTACTGTTAAATTGTTAGAATCAAAAGTACCTGCGTAATCTATAAAAGTTATTTCATCACCGATTGTTCCTGATGATGGTAATGTTGCTGTGAAAGCTGCTGATGTTGTATTACAAAAATATCCTTCTCCTGCTACTGCAGTAAAGCCTGAAGTTTTAACAGCTTGGTATGATGTACCACCTGATACTTCAGCAAAAGATAATTGACCAACACCCGTTGTTCCTGAACCTGTTACTGATGCAACTTTTAAAAATCTGTCTGCTGTTACGTTACCTGTTGGAAATTTAAGTTCGTAACTTTGTGAACTTGAGTGGGGCGGGCTGGTCAGCTTAATTCCATGGGAATTATTTTCGCAGTTAAGCTGAATTGAACCTGGGTTTGTTGCACCCATTGCTTCAATTACACCAGTTCCTTTTGGTCTTAATCTTAAGTTAAGGTTTGAGTCACCTCCAACTGCACCAATCTGTGCACCGCCACCTGTAGCAGCGTTTGTAATATCTATGTGATTTACTGCGGATGATGTTGTTTCAAAAATTAATTGTTCGTTTGCGTTTTCATCTCTAATTCCATGAGCATCATCAAAATCTACCATGAAAGAATTAGTGTCTAAGTTACCACCTAATTGTGGTGATGTATCATCTACAACATCTCCACCTGTTTGAATCTCAATCATTTTTGGATCTGTTGTATCAGGGTTACCTGATGCAAAAATTATTTTAGTAGTTTTTGTTGTAGCAGAATATGTGAAGCTATCACCCGTTCCTGTTGCATATTTAAATTGTACTGTGTAAGCACCTGATGTTGAATTTTTTAAAATATAAAAATTTTGAACGTCGTTTGGAACTGTAACAATTTGATTACCTGTAATTGTACCAGTAAATTCTATCATTCTGTGTGCAAGTTCTGCACCAGTAGATCCATCACTAACTGCAAGAGCAGTTGTTGTTGCACCGCCAGCAATAGATTTTTGAATAAACCCACCAGCTATCTGTTCGATAATATCTAAATTGGTATTAGTTTTATCACCCCATGTACCGGCATTTTCGCCAGTAGCCATTTTTTCTATACCCAATGGTGTATATGTTGATGCCATATTAAGCTGCTTCTCCTGTTACATCGTTATAGCTTGTATTTGAGCCAGTTGCAACATCCGAATATGAAGTATTCGAACCCGTTGAAACATCACTATACGACGTGTTTGAACCGGTGTCAATGTTCTCATAAGCAATAATAAACGGTGCTCCTACGCTAGCTGTAGCTGATTGGCCAGTTAATCCCATAACTTGATCTACTGGATCTATTGATCCAACAGAACCAGAGAAAGATACTCCTGTTACTCCCATAACTTGATCTGAAGGATCTATTGATCCCACGGATACTGTAGAAGCTTGACCTGTCAATGTTAAAGCTACAGATCCTGTTCCCACTATAGTGCCTAAACCAAAATCTGCTTGTTGACCTGTTAAAGTTACGTCTTCGTTTGGTACAACAACTGATCCTAGTGATGAAGTTATAGATTGTCCAGTTGGAATAACTAATGTTCCAACAAAAGCTATTGAGTCACCTAATGTAGTAGTTATAGATTGACCCGTTACAGATACGTCTTCGTTTGGTACAACTGCTGTCCCTAAAGTTGCAGTAGAAGATTGTCCTGTTAAACCTACAAACTGATCTGCAGGATCTATCACACCAATTGCTGAAGTAGTAGATTGACCAGTTATTGTTGGTGTTACAGAAACGTCTGGCGTCGCTGTGCCTAATGATGATGTAATAGCGGATCCAGTAACTGAAAATGATTTAGGTATGACTGGCGAGATAGAACCAACAGAACCTGTAAAAGAATTTCCTGATAAAGTTATATCAGCTGTTCCAGTTATTGTAACTGAGCCAATATTAAAAGTTGCAGATACTCCTGTTAATGTAATTGTTTCGTCAGCGAGTTGTCCCCAACCACTATCGCCCCAAGATTTTGCACCCCAACCAGTTGCAAGTAAAGCATCACGATTCCAATATGCTTGTCCCCAGGTGAATCGACCCCATCCTGATTGAACCGACATGGTGGTCCTCCTATGCTAATCTTATGATTGCGTTTGATGCGTCTGCCGCTGGAAATTGAATTGTAAAAGTTCCGTTAGTAGCTGTCTTGTCAGAGCCAAAAGCGATTATAGCGCAAGCTGGATCACCTGTTGCTGTATCATTGTAGATCATTGCACCATTGGCTGTGAAAGTAGCTGATGAAAAACTTACATCTGCGAAATCACAAACTGCAGTCGTGCTTGAAGCAACTGGAGTTACGCTTGTTAAAGAAGCACCACCAGAAGTGTAAGCACTTCCAGATGTGTTTGTAATTTCTTCTGAAGTTGTAAAAGCTGTTGTTGCTGCTCCAAGAGTTGCATCACTATCGTATAATGCAATTTTAAAAGAGTTACCAGTTGTTGCTGTAAAATTGTGTACACCCTTTAAAAGTTCTACTTTAAAACTTGTACAAATTGCTGATGTTATTGCCATATCTTATCTCCTAAGGGTTCGTTGATGGTATTGATAATCTGACAGCTCCGTCGGTATAATCGTCTCGTCTTCTTCTGCCAATTTGTTCAACACCAAACTTATCTACTTCGTTTTTATACTTTTGCTCGTATAATGTCAACATATCTGCTGGGCCTTTTAGAAAGGCATATGTCTCTGCTAAACAGCAATATAATAGGCCATTTGGGAAGTTTAAGCTAATGTAATTAGTTGTGTTGTCTGAAGCTAAAGTAGCTGGCATTTTGTTATAATGCACTCTAAATTTGTATGTGCTATCCGGTGTAGGGGCTAAAAATATACGTCCAGAATTAGTATCACCATCTCCTGTAGCGTTGCCAAACATAGCATAATATTTTGGTTGAGCTCTTTTTGCTGACTCTGTTGATGGCACGTATTCTTGTAAATATGTAACATCTTTCTTTTCTAAAAATCTATTAGCTCCAGTTGTAGCTGATGTAGAATCGTATACTTGTATACCTCTAATAAATAAAGCTCCTCCTGGAGCATTTATTGTTTCTTGTCCTGTAACTAAACTACCTGTTTGTTGTTTTCTATCCGCATCAATAGGAACATCTCTCATTATTCTATATTGAGCATTTAAAATAATATTCTCTAATTGATCAGCTGTTAAAACATTAGAATCAACTTCTGTGTAATTTCTAATCTGTGTAACTAAAGTGCTGTAACTAATTCCTGCCATTATGGTGTTAATGTTGTCGGTCCAGCCGTAACTAACATTCCTCCTGTTCTTTCCGTTACATTAGGAGTTGACCCTAATACAAACGTATAATTATTTGTTCCTGTAACTGTTATACTAAATCCTGAGGAATTTTCAAATGCTGTAAATGCTACACCTCCAGGTGATCCATCTACATTTCTAAAAACAACAGTATCTGAGCTAGATCTACCGTGATTTGGTTCTGTTACTGTAATCGTAGTATTTCCTGATGTAATATTAAATGGATTACCAGGTAATAAATTATCTGTTACTGACTCTGTTCTAGCAGGTTTTGCGTTCTGTAAACCTTGAGGATCAGCCCCGTGTGCTCTAGGTTCTAATTGTGGTTGTTTTGGTTCAAACTCTGATATGTGAACTCTTGATCCATTCCATTCTTTAACCATTTCTTTGTAAGGAAATTCCATTCCTGATCTATCAGATATAAATTTGGCGTGTTTACCTTTTGCAAAATTAGACATTTGGATAATAGTTTTTTGGGGTTATGTAAGAACTTGAAGAGGAGCCATCTTCTGCTAAAGCTCTAGCTAATTCATCTTCGTAATACAGTTTCATTTGTTGTGATAATTCGGGTTTAAATTTTTGTGATAAATAAAAAGCTAATCCAGATACCATACAAGGAACAAATCTATATGGAACGTCTGTTGCATTAGTGTAATCACCAATATCTTGTATTCTTTTTACAAAATAAAAATTAAGTTTATTACCAGCTTCTGATGATCCTGGTGTTAAATATAAAGTTATCGTAACTTTATCTATAAATCTTTGGACATAATATTGAGATGGTGTCCCAGTAGATGTTTTATTTGAAAGACCTTGATATGTAGATCTGTTAATTTTTGTTAGTGGTGTATCCACATTTGATGAATTTCGATAAACAGCTTCTAATACATCATCCACACCATATACAGCTGTAGCATCAGATGTGCCATCACCTGTAGCCCTAAACATAGTGTAAACCGCTTGATTATTAACTAATGTAATTGAGTTATTTCCTATTTGCCAATAGTGAAGTCCTCTATTGCCCCACTCTTGAAAAAGAATATTAAGAGATCTTCTTGCCTGACGCAACTGATTACCAGAAGCGCTTTGCAAACCAATTCTCTCATATGCTTCTTCGATTATCTCGTCGATAGCAAAGTTTTTATCAAATATTACTGTACCCGAAGTAGTGTTAGCCATCTAACCTCCTACTTATCTATTAAAAAAGTAGCTGCTGCAATATTTGTAATAGTAGAAACTTTCATTCCGCCTGGAAAAACCACTCCATCTTCTGGAATGTTAAATGCGAAAACATCTCCTGTTGGACAATCTCCTTGGAATAAAGTTGTACTATCTGAATTGTCTTGTAAGATTATAGTTCCAGCTCCTCCACCATCAGAAGCTAAGATCATTCCTCTTAATCTTGTTCTTCCTGCAAAGACTGCGCCAGTACCTGTAACTCTTACTGCTTTTACATCACTCTTCATATTTTAATCTCCTTATTGGTGTGGGTGAGTATCCAAGATCCATTAACGGTCCGGCTTTTCTCACCCACATAATTATTAACTTACTGCTGCACTAAATGGTGTAGCTAAGTCTCCTGTTCCTCCTGTAAATACTTCAACTGCGTATTTACCTGAAGCTAAAACAGTGCACTCAACTCTAGCATGCGTTACGCCGCCAGTTGTACTTCCATTTAACGTTATAGTGTCAGAAGTAGATGCCGTCACGAATCCTTCCATGTTGTCACTTGTGTCAGTGTCAACGATAGTTGCCATTCCTGTCATAACATCTGTTGCGTTTGCAACTTGAACAATTAAACTACCTGTTTTCGTGATAGAATTTACGATTGTAAATTTAGCACCAACATTACTTAAGTTGTTTAAGTCTGCGCCTGGTCCTGCTACTGCAGAATCAGAGTTAGCAACTGTAGCTGGTAACGTATAAGTTACTGCTCCTGCCGCATCGTTGTGTACGATTTTTCCAGCGTGAGTATCAACTGTTAGTGATACGCTAGAATCTGCGTCTACAACATTAGCAGGTCCTGTGTTTATAAATCCAGCTTTTGATATTACTGGACCTTGAAACGTAGTTTTTGCCATGATTATATCCTCCTAGTTTTCCGAACATAGTCTCTAGGCCGTCGACTGTATGCGTCTATGTTCTTTTAATTATACAGTGAGTATTTTATATAGTAGATTTTTAAGAAGTGCAAGAGATTGCGCAGTGAAAGTACGTTTTCAACGATGTAGCGTTTTGTTAAGTAGCTACTGAAACTTCGGGTGCAGCATCTTCAATTTTAATAGCAAGACTAGCTATCCTAGCTTCTTCCTGCTTAATCGCATTGACAACGTCTCTAATTTTGTTGTCAAGTCTGACCATGTCCAGAGTATATCTCTGGTGATCACGCTGCTGTACCGCCCATTGTATCTCGAGACCCCTCTTTTTTTTGTAAAGATCTCTTACGTGCGTTTGCATTTATAACCTCCTCATAGGTTATCCATATTTTAGATGGATTACTAAATCCATCTTTTTCCCATACTATAGCTTTTTCTCCTAGTTTGTCAACTAGTGCATTTTCAAAAGCTTTATCGTTATCCTCCGACATCACTTCAAAGTCTGCGTAGTAGCCATATGCTCTTATTTGTACACGGAAAGTTATCATGGTTGCCTTATCTTTCTATCATAAAAAAAGGGGGCTCGAAAGCCCCCTTTTAATTTAATTTATCAGTGATTACGCACCTGGTGAACCAAAGATACCTCTAGGGTCTGAGAATCCGAATGAATAT